ATGCCCCTCACAGACACGGCCGTCAAGCAGGCGAAGCCGCAAGACAAGCCATACACCCTCAAGGATAGCGACGGCCTGTTCCTGTATGTAGCGCCCAACGGAACCAAGTCCTGGCACTACCGGTTTACTTGGCACGACAAGCAGCCGCGTATCTCGATTGGCACTTATCCGGCTATCGGTTTGCGTGATGCCAGGGCTCGTCGCGATGAAGCCAATGCGCTGGTTGCAAAGGGCATTGACCCCCGATCAGAGCGCCGCAGGGCCAAGGCCGAGGCGGCTGTGCATCAGGAGAACACTTTCGAGGCAGTCGCCGAGCGCTGGTATGTGTTCAAGCTACCCAGGTGGTCGGCCGCTCGTAAAGGCGCAGCTGCACAGGCGCGTTTCTATCTCGACAAAGATCTGACTCCCGAGCTCGGTCGAATTCCAGTAGCCGAAGTCACTCGCGCCGACGTGCTGCGCGCGTTGAGGCGGGTTGAGCGGCGCGGGGCTCTAAACTCGGCGCGCAAGTGCCGGTCATGGCTGAACGAGATTTTCCGGTTTGCCATGGCTGAAGGGTTGCTTGATACCAACCCTGCCTCGGATCTGGACATCGTGGCCATGCCTGAGCCGCCCGTGCAGCACAATCCGTTCCTGCGCCGAGAAGAGCTGCCCGATTTCCTGGCGTTGCTTCGTGACTTCAAGATGGCTGAATACGTGCGTAGTGCTATTCGGCTGCTGTTGCTGACCGGTGTGCGGGGCATCGAGCTGCGCACGGCAGAGGCTGACCACTTCGATTATGACGGGCAGCTATGGTCGATCCCGCCGGGGATCGTGAAGCAGTTGCAGAAGAGGGTAAGGACGAAGAGCGGGGAGATTCCGCCGTATCTGGTGCCGCTGTCGCGGCAGGCGGTGGAGGAGGCGAAGCGCGTGCACAAGCTGACCGGTGGTTATCGCCTGCTTATCGCGGGTCGAAATGACCCGCGTAAGCCGATAAGCGACGGCACCGTTAACTCAGCCATTTCACGGATGGGATACAAGGGCAGGCTAACCGGGCACGGGTTGCGCGCCACGATCTCTACGGCCTTGAACGAGATGGGATATGAGGAGAAGTGGGTCGATGCTCAGCTGTCGCACATTGGCGACTCGTACAACCATGCTGAGTTCGTTGAGCAGAGGCGGGGGATGATGCAGGACTGGGCCGACTACTTGGATGGATTGCTGCCTTCCTGATGATCGGGTGCGCGCGCAGCCTTCACGCGCTCGCGCGCCCAGGCCTGCACCTCAGACTTAACCCACGCCACAGAGCGTGGCCCCAGCTTCACCTGGGCGGGGAATTGCTTGAGCAGCACGCGCTCGTAGATGGTGCTGGTGCTCAGGCCGGTAAGCCGCCGCACCTCGGCAATCTTGATGAACTCGACGTCCTCGGGAATCTGTGCAGTGTTCATGGCTTAAACCTTCAGTGCGAGATGGCGAGTGGCGCGAGCTTCGTTTGCCGACAGCCACTCGATGAACGCGCGGGCGCTGGGGAGGGTGTCGAGGGTGCGGAAGATGGGGATGCGCAGAGCGTCGGCCCGCGCCATCTCGGCTTTGGTGCCGGCGCTGTTCTCCCAGCCTGGCACGAGCACGACGGCGTCGCAGCGCTCCATCATTTCCATGGTGCCGCGCAGCCAGAAGTCGTCGCCGAGCTCTGGCAGGTCGAGCTCCATGTGGGCGGTGTTGGCGTGAGGGATGACAGGGAACCAGCCCAGGGCGGCGGCACTGATGCCGATCACGCGGGCGGCGTCGATATTCTGGGCAATAGTTTCCCGAGTGGCCGCCCGGTAGGGGCCGGCCACGTAGATGAGTGGCTGCATGCTTTAGTCCTCGGTGGTGTAGTAGCTGACCGGGCCGTCTTCGCCCTGGTCGGAGTCGTTGGCGATGGTGATGAACTGGCGTGCGATGGCTCGCAGCTGGGCGGCTGTGAAGTAGCCGCTGATGGTGGTGATGGATGTCACGCTGGTGATGGAGACCATCGGCATTGGCTGTTGCCGCTGGCGGTGCACGGCATTCAGGGTTCGCTGCATGGCGGCGGCTCCTTCGGTGGGTTGCAGCGCATGCACTGGCATTCGGTGATGCGCAGGCGGGTGGTGCGGCAGAAGGGGATTGTTGTCATATCGCCTTCCATTCGTTGGCAGCCTGCCAATACACCTGCAGGGCGATCCTGATTCCTTGCCAGTCGCGCATCGCGTGCAGTTCGCGTAAGCGCTTGGCCGCTTGATTTACCTGGCCGCGCAGCTTGGCGCGTAGGGCTGGGCGATTCATGCTGCCTCCTTTGGCTTTTTTTGTTTGGCCAGCCCGGATTCGATAAACCCTGCCTGCACCGCTGCAACCAGCCGCTGCAGGTAGCGGTATGCCGGGTTCGGCTCAGTGGCCGTCGACGCCATGTGCCACCATTCCTCACCGAACAGTCGGGTGAGCAGATCAGAGTGCCGCCAGCAGGCCTGATCACCTTCTACGCTCTGCAGCTCGTCGAGCTCACTCCACAGCTCTGCCGCTTCATGCTTTTCGAGGCGGTCGCCATGCTCCCAGTAATCACCCTGACCAAGACGTCGAGCGATCACAGCGCGCTTTGCCAGCGCGTGCAGGGCATCACCGGAGAAACGGCTTTCACGTACCTGGCTGGCGATGCAGCCGATGACGTAGTCGGCACCGCAATCGCATACGAACTGCGCGACGGTGCGACCGCTCATGGCTCCCCACCAGGCCGACCACGATTCGCCAGCGCATTCGAGGATCAGCCTGCCGCGTCCAGGCTCGTGGTCTTCGACGATCACGCTCACCGGGTCGAGCTTGTACGGTTCGCCCATCAGGTCGCTGATCAGCAGCTTGGTTACCTGCGATGTTTCTATTTTCATTGCTGACGAGACTCCTGTTGCTGCCGGCGCCGGGCCTGGCGCTTCTTCTGGAACTTCTGGTGGCCACCAGCACTGCGAGGGCGCAGGCAGATATCGAAGGTGGCGTTCCAGTCGTACACGGTGGGGCGGTAGAAGGCTGGATCGTTGGTCGGGCTCATGCTGACCTCGAACTGACGAAGTTCAGGTGCTTGATGGCCTGTTCCATAGATTCACCGAACCGTTGCACCCTGATATAGGTGTGAACATTCGGGTATTTCCTGTTTTCCTCGACATGCCAGAAGCGATAAGGCAGTTCCCGGGTCATGTCGGCTAGGTCTGCGTCGTAGTACTGCTCTAGTCGCCTGGCTGGGCCGAAAGAGTTATTCCAGACAAGTACCGGATAGCCAACACCATCCCATGGCAGTATTTCGTGCACAGCGCAGCCGCCAGTAAAGCCTCCAGGGCAATGGCCGATGTAGGTGGCAACCTGGCCGGGAAGTACGTATGGAGCCCTGCTGGACTGGAGCGCGGGAACAACCACTCCGGCGGCGGCAGCTACTCCAACGAGCTTTAGGAATGAGCGACGAGTGATCATGGCTGCTGCTCATGCAGGGACAGGTAGAGTGCGACGACAGCGGAGACCGCTGCCTCTGGCGTGGCACCTTCGGCGCGTGCCATGGGTTCGGCCTCGCTGCCGTACAGGTCGGCATGCCACTGGCCTTCGTGTTCAGGCGTGACAGCGATTCGGTGCTGGCGGATCAGTTCGGACATGGGCTTCTGTTGATTGGCCGCCAGTTCGCTGCTCACCAAGTCGAGCCATCCGCAGGTATCGGCCAGCATCATCGACACGTTGGCAACGTCGGCGGTGTACTCGCGGACGCCCTTCATGTCGTTGTTCTTCACGGCCTTCTGCAGCTTGGCGGTGTGGTAGTAGATTTCGAGCAGGCATTGCTCGGGAGACATTGCCAGCCAGCCCGGGCGGTCGCCCTTGCTGGTGTTGGCGTGCAGCTCAGCCTCCATCATCGAGATGAACGGGCGCAGTACGTTGCTGTACTTGCCGCTGGAGCCGATCACTTCCGTTGTATTGTTCATTGGTCACCTCATGGGTGTGGGATACTGGTCGTCTGCCGTCTTGGCCGCCGCATCGGGCAGGGAAGATCGGCCAGGGCGGTTATCTGGAATGTGAATCGAGGAGGGTGTATGCGTTGTTACGTTTGTGAGGGCGAAGCCGTTAAGGCCGGCGGCTGGGAACAGGATCTGGTCGACTGCACAGCCTGCGGCTCATACGCCATCAGCGGTTGGGTTCTGACGGACATGAATCACAACGTCGCCTCACTCAATGTCGCAGCAACCCGTGATTGGCTTACCTCTCGCCGCGCTGCTGGCGAGGCCCGCCCGGTGATCAATACCGAGACCCGCCTGTACAACTGATCACGCTCGGCCGATCACTCAACCCAGCAGTGCGGCCAGATGCCCAGCGCGTACTCCAGTGCCTCATCGTGATCGCAGCGGCTGCCTACCATAGGGAAGCGCTTGCCGCATGGCAGGCAAACGAACCAGCAGGCCTTAGTCATGCTGGTAGTCCTGCCACCCAATCCGGGGGGCGCCGGTCTTCCGGTTGATGATTGGGCGGCCGGTGTCGTCTTTCAGCGGTGCGCGAAACCGGATATGCAGGCTTCTGCTCTTGAGCGTTTTCCGTGCAACCTCGATGAACTCGCGTGCGAACTGCGGCGCATCGAACATCGGTGAGAGCTGCTTAACCTTCTGCCCGAGCATGATTTCGTCAGCGCGCTTTTCGCACAGCGCAGTCCATTCATCCATCGTCAGCGACTCTTCGCCCTTCGGCGTTTTGCGGGTCGTCTTGACGGTCTTTCGCGCCTCTGTCAGAGCCTGGTCGCGGGTCATTCCGAATACGGCAAAGGTGCTCATAGGTAGTCCCCCAGATCGGATAGGGCTTCGATGAACTTCTTCTCCTGATCGCCCGGCAATTCGGCCTCGGTGATCAGCTTGCGCATCTGCCGGCAGAACTCCTCGACGCGATCCTCAAGATCGTCGTACTGCCCTGAGATGCTTCTTGCTTCCTCCTGCGCCTCCTGCAGCGCTGCGTCACGCTCGGCACTGCCTTTGGCGATTCGGCGCGCCAGTTCGGCAGCTGCGGCAGGTTCAATCGGTGCGTAGCCCTCAAGCTCCTCGTCTGAGCAGGCTCTTACTGGTAGAGGCATGGCGTTCTCCGGGGCGAGTGAATGCCTCGCCAGTGGCGTGATGTGCTGGATTGGGGTATCAGTGCGGTACCGGCATGGAGCCGGCCAAAAGGAGATAGGGTTATGGCTACAGATCGCGAAATTGCACTCGAGCAGGCGCTAGTCGCGTTGATCGGTGCGGCAAAGCACAAGGGGCTTGATGAGCGCGCCCTTGTTGATCACGCAGGTGCACTGCTTCTTGGGAATAACCAGATTCGCTATGTGGAACATCCACATGTAAGCAACGCCGTGAAAGCGTTAAGCGATGCGCATGCAGAAGTTCTGGTTCTTACCCGCTGACAACTATTGGTCTTTCTGGTCGAGCCGCGCGGCTTCGCGTTGGCCTTCTCGGTAGAGCTGCTGCGCCACGTTTTCCGATGGCGTGAAATCGTGGCGCGGGACTTCAAGCAGGCGGCGAGCGCCTTCCGGCCCGAGGGCGTGGGCGTTGATGATCAGGGTTTGCAGGCATTCGACCATCTGACTGAAGCCGCCCCAGGCTACGAGGTCGCGCAGCATTGCGAGGATGCCGGGGCGCACGCGGTGGCGCAGCTCAACCTCGCCAGCCTCTGCGCGGCGCTTTGCCGTGCCGGCGTCACGATCCTTCTGAGGCTTTGCCATAGGGCACTCCGGGTTCTATGCCGTGCAACTTGCAGAGCTTGTAGGTGTGGTTGTAGGTGAGGCCTGCTGCCTCGGCGAGTTCCTTCATAGTCGGATTGGAACCGGCCAGGGCTTTGACGCGGCTGGCCCCGCTGCGGCCTGCAGGTTGGGAGAAGTCCAGGCCGTAGTCGTCGCGCAAGCGATTGAGCACGCCGCGGCTGACGCCGAGCGCGCGAGCGGCCTCGACAATGCCGAGGTGCGTCACGGCCCTGGCTCTCTCGAGCAGCTCAGGTGTGCGCGCGGCGCTTATGGGCTGCGGGCAGCGCTTGGTTGGCCTGAACTTCTCCTGCGCCTGCTGCCTGGCGAAGCGGCGAGGGTGCTTGAGCGGGTCGAGGTCAGCTGCGCAGCCCAGTGCGGCCTGTTGCTCGGCATGCGAGCGAAAGTGCGGTGTAGGGGTCATGGCGGCGGCCTCAGTGATGCAGTTGCAGGCCGAGCTCAAGGCGGGTGGCCAGCTCGGCGGCTTCGTGCATGCTGGGGCGATGGGCCAGGAGGCGGCCGGTGTCAGCGTCGAGCACTTGCCAGTCGCGGCCACAGGCGTAGAGCTTGGTGGCACGCGGCGCGGGTTGCCGGGTGCGCACCTCGGCTGCCATTCGCGCCTGATTGGTTTGGCGCAGGGCTTCGAGCAGCTCGGCAACAGCTTCGCGGGCTTTGATGAAGGCGGTCATGGTGCACCTCGCTTGCGGTATGTCTGGGTAAGGGCTGCATTGACGGTATGCCCGCGGCGCAGCAGCAGGCGGGCGAGCTGGGCGCGGTCGTAATGGCTGGCGGTGGCTTGGCCGAGCAGGCCGAAGTAACTGTTGGCGCTGGCCAGAAGCTCGTCGTCAGGTGCGACGGCGATGCGTCTGGCGGCCTCGGCAACCGTCTTGCGCCGCGTGCTGCGGCGCCAGGGTTTGATCACCTGGCCAACGAAGTCCACGCCGCGCGCCAATGGCTGCAGAATCGTTTTCGTTGGGTTGAGACGAGCGCCCAGCGTCGGCAGGAAGGCTTCTATCTCTGCGAGCCAGGCGTTCAGCTGTTGCGGTGATTCGTGCAGCAGCACGAAGTCGTCCACGTACCTGATGTAATGGCGCGCCTTGAGCTCGTGCTTTGCGAACTGATCCAGGGCGTTCAGGTAAACGTTGGCGAAGAACTGGCTAGACAAGTTGCCGATGGGCAGCCCGAGGTGTGCCGGCTGGGCGGTCAGGCGCTTGTGCTGGGGAACCCTGTTCAGCAGGTGAATCGGGCAGCGCATGCTGACGTTTTCGCGCGGGTCGTGCCACAGTATCTGCAGCGCCAGGCGCCGCCACCAGGGCTCGTCGATCAGCCGGCGTAGCTGGCGATCCAGCACGCGCTTGTCGATGGCCACGAAGAAGTTGGCTAGGTCTGCCTTCAGGTAGTGGCAGGGCTGCGACCAGTTCTGTGTCGCGCTGCGCACCTTGGCCTCCAGCCTCTTGGCGGCGTAGAGGGTGCCCCGGCCAGGGATGCAGGCGCAGCTGTCGGCGATGAATGTCGACTCGATACCGGCGCCGATCTGGTTGTACAGCAGGTGGTGCACGATGCGGTCGCGGAAGTCGGCGGCCCATACTTCGCGCGCCTTTGGCCGGGTGACCACGAAGCAGATCGAGCGGCCTGGCTGGTAGGTGCCGGCCAACAGCTCGTCGTGCAGGTCGAGCAGGTTGGTTTCCATGGCCTGCTCGAACTGCCGCGCGCTGTTGGTGTTGCGCTTGTTGCGCCGGCAGTCGTAGTAGGCCTGCACCAACTGTTCGAAAGTGAAGGGTGCAACCGTTGGATCTGCGGACGAGCGGGGCGAAGCGCTCGTTGTTCTTGTCGTTGTTGTTCTGCCAGCCATTCTCGAAGTCCATGTTGTAGGCGTTGTTGGCGGAATACTGCGACCTGCCGTGCTATCCACGTCGCCAGGGCGATTGCTCACCCAGGAAACTGCGCGAGACCAGCCCGAACGCTTTAGATCGGCGGTATCTCTGCTGCGCTTGTCGGTGGCCGGGTGGCCAGCGGCACGACCAGATTCAGCGCACAGGCATGAGGGCCGTAACCCTCATGCAACGGGCGCGGTTGCGGTGATGCTCTTTTTCCAGGCGTTGGCCTGGCGGCCGATGCTGGCGGTTGCCTGCATGGTCTTGGCGTGCTGCCCCTTGGCGATCACGCCCTGGTTGGTGAGAGCGCGCAGCAGGTAGTTGATCATCCAGATGCTTTCGAGCAGCTGGTTGAGGTGGGGCAGCTTGTCGCGCGCCATGTTGGCGCGACCGATAAGCACCATGACCTGCAGGCACTCATCGCGAAGTTTTGCGCCGACCACTTGCTTGAGATCGCGCGGGATGTTGCGCACGAGATTCAGGACGATGCCGAGTAGTTCTTCGGCGGCTTTGTGAATCTGCAGCTCCGTGTGCATGGCCATCCTGGCCTCCTTGTGTTGGTGTGCAGATGGCCGGCGCCACCCGGCATGCTTCTGGTCTGGCCGGTGGCTCCAGCCCCGGAATCACCTGCGGTGAAAGAATCAATGAATCAGTGGATTACTGAAGGAGAACGCTGCGGACGAGCGGGGCGAAGCGCTCGCTGCTCTTGCCGTAGTAGTACTGCCAGCCAAGCTCGAAGCCCACGCTGTAGGCGTCGTGGGCGGAAAACTGCGTGCTCAGCCAGCAGTAGCGATCCTCGCGCAGGGTGATCAGGCCTTCAGTCTTGGCAGCCATCATCAGGTGCGCTTCCAGGCACGCCGGGATGTGGCCACCCAGCTCCAGCGCTTGCTTGGCGATTTCGCTGCCGGCTTCAGCCATGGCGCGGGTGTTCTGCTCGCCGTCGCTGTAGCTGGTGGCGCCTTCGATGTCTTGCTCGTACTCGCCGTAGGCGCCGTGCACCTCGTTGGGCAGGAGGATCAGCGCGCGCTGATCGCTGCCGATGAAGTAGCGGGCGACGAAGATGCCGCCGTCCAGCGGCTTGCCGCGGTCGGGAAGATCCGCCACGAGGATGGTGCGTTGTGCTTGGTTCATTGGGTTGCTCCGGGGTCGATTTGAAGGCGTAAAAAAGCCCCGGTGTGAGCGGGGCAATACCGTGATGACAAGCGATGCAGAGCATCCCAATGCCGCCTCTGCGAAGCGGCATCAGCGATGCAATGAAGGAGTGGATTAGCGAATGATGGGAATCCTGCGGACGAGCGGGGCGAAGCGCTCGTCGTACTTGCCGCCGTAGCTCTGCCAGCCATCCTCGAAGTCCAAGCCGTAGGCGTAGTAGGCGGAATACTGCGTGCTCGTCCAATAGCGGACGTCCTCACGCAGATCGGGCACCAGACCCGCATCCTTCGCGCACTTGAGCAGGTGACACTCAGCTGCGGACGGGATGTAGGCGCCTGCCTCGATGGCCTTCTTCGCCAGCTTGCTGCCGGCTTCCGCCATGGCATGGGTGTTCGCCAGGCCGTCGCCATGGGTGGTGTCCACCTCTTGCTCACGCTTGCCCCAGGCGCCCTCGATGTCGGCGGTGGCACCCAGGTAGGCCAGGGCGAACTCTTTGCCGCCGACCCAGTGGCGAGCGAACACCACATGCCCGTCGATGAGGTCGCCGATTTCGAGCGTGGTTTCGGATGCCATAGTTTCGAGAGTGCCTTCGATCTGGATCGGCATTGCCGCCGATATACCCGGGCAGCAGTGCTGCAGCACCTGCAGGGCAAGCGCGGGGCTGGTGGTGTGAAGCGTCGAATCGCCGACGCTGAGCGAGATTTCTTGAGCCATTGGGCTGGCCTCCGAAGGGGATCAGTGAAGGAATGAATTAGCGAATTACGGGAATCTTGCGGACGAGCGGGGCGAAGCGCTCGGTGCCCTTGCCGTTGAGGTTCCGCCAGCCATCCTCGAAGTCCACGTGGTAGGCGCAGTCGGCGGAAAACTGCGTGCTCGACCAGTAGAAGCGATCCTCGCGGAGGTCATCGATTACGCCGGTTTCCTTGGCGTGCATCAGCAGATGGCACTCAAGCGCGGACGGGATGAAGGCGCCGGCTTCCAGGGCCTGGATGGCGATGCTGCTGCCGGCTTCTGCCATGGCCTGGGTGTTCTTCTCGCCGTCACCGTGGGTGGTTTTGACTTCCTGGCCGTATTCGCCCCACGGGCCTTTTACTTCAGCCGCTGCACCCAGGTAGACCAGTGCGAACTCGATACCGGCCAGCATGTAGAGGGTGATCAGCTTGCCGCCGGCCAGATCGGCGCCTATGGCGGGAAGGACGTCGGCGTGGATGTTTTCAGGTAGTTGCATGGTGGTTGCTCCGTTTCGGACGTGAAGGCAGCCACCACCATGTTGGGTGTCGGCTGTTTTGGGGGATTTGGTCAGGCCGTGAGGGCCACTTCATCGACCTTGCGGGCGATGCGCACCTGGCTGTACGTGCGCGGTGGAGTGGGGCGGCGCATGGGTGGTGACTGGTTGCCATGGCCAGCACCGAGCATCAGCACCAGGGCGAGCGGGGCGAGAATGCCGCGCTTCATGGCCTCGACGACCAGCGCGCGAACGCTGCGCTGCATGCCCAGCTTGAAGCGGGCATCGTCTAGGCGCTGTTGCACGCTGCGCGGGCTGATGCCCAGCTCGCGCGCGGCCTCCTTGGTGGTGCGATCGTTGGCGGACAGGGCGAGCACTTCCGCCTGTTTCGCGGTGATTCCCAGCAGGCTGATCCGCCAGCCTGCGAACTCGATGGTTGGGTGCATGGTGGTCTTCCTTGGTGGCTGCTGAAGCGCCTATGCCTGCGCTTCAGAAATGGCTTCTTCTGCCCACTCGATTTGCTCCATGGCAGCCGTCATTTGCTCGACGGCCTGCTCCATGGCTTCGCCCCGCTCGGTCTGCTGGATGCGCTCCGGCAAATTCTCGAAGGCCTCCTGCTCTTCCTCGCGAAGTTCTTCGATCTGTTCGCGTAGCTCAGCCAGCGTTTCCTTGATCGTCTCCAGCTGCTTACGTCTGTTGTTGTTCATGGGTTGGACCTCGGATGGCTTCCTGACTGGCTATGGTTGGAGGGCAATGCGATTGCGATCTGTCGATCAGGAGAGGTCGACCACGTCCTCTGCCGTTCGCTTCCTCCAGCGATTGCTCAGGCTGCTCAGGTAATGGCTTATGGCGCACTCCCTTACAGCAGCATCAGGCCCTACGCTGCTCATAACGCACACCCGATGCGGGGTTGCTTGAAAGCTGATGGCGCCAAGCACCTCGCCAGATCGATAGCTGGCGTTGGTTGTCGCGTCGTCGCTGGATATGTGGCGAATGCCTTCGAACATGGCTGCCTCTCCCTGTTGATTTCCCTGATACCCCTCGCGAGAAGGGCATCGAGGAAATCGTTCTTGCTCGCTACGCCTCTCGGGTCATTCGCGCGGTTCGGTCAGCACCTCGTCAGGCTCGGCCCCTCTGCGGCCTACCTCTGAACGCCGGTCGCCGTTCGGCGTAGCGGTTGTCACTCACCTGACTTTCTGTCGCCCCACAGGTGATGGCCGGGGCTGCCTCGCCGGTTGCCCGGCTAGCGGTTCATGGCGCTGGTTGTTAAAGAGCGGTGGCCTTGCGGCCTTCGGCGCGGTGTTCTGCGCTTCGATGGAGTGAATTTAGCCATAAGCTAAAATATCGTCAATAGCTTTGAGCTAAATAAATTTAGCCGGGCACAAAAAAAAGCCCGCACTAGGCGGGCTTCGTTCTTACCGAGAGGGTGTCAGCGTGAATTGGTCTTCTTGGCTAGCGGTTTCTTTTCCCATCGCTTCGCCAGGCTTTCCAGCTCCTGATAGAAGGTGTGCTTGCCGGTTGACTCGCGAATTGCGGTAATGAATGGCGCCGCTTGTGTATAGAGGTTCATTACCGTGCTGTAGCTGGCCTCGTGAAGCATCTTCTCGCAGTAGATGCCTTGGTTGATGCCCACGCAGATCCGCTCCCAATGGTTGAGCACGTAGCGAATCTCGTTGGCTTCATCCGAGTCCCGTTTGTCATCCTTGGCAAATGAGCGAATGTTGGCATCAGGTGCATTGTGGAGCGCCTGGAGCCGCTTGTAGCCCTTGGTTAGCTCTATATCCGCCCGAGTGCCAAACATCAGCTCGGCGGTTTGCTTGCGCTTCGCCGTTGACTTTGCACTGAGCACAGAAGCTACTGCGACGATGACGCCCGTCGCGAGCACGAAATTGGCGAACGCCTTTGATCCCAGCAGGGATACCACTCCTGCGCAGAACTCTTCCATAGATATCTCCCCATCATAAAAAAGGAGGCCCGTAGGCCTCCGTTTTTTGCCGGCATTCAAATGCCTTCGTATTCTTCGCGCGCTGCCACTACGGTTTTGTAAGTCATGCTCTATGCCTCTCTTCTGGCTCATTACGGGTGAAACCAGTCACTTAATTTGTATAGCAACCTGTGGATAAGTTCAATATTGACTTTTCTGATAGTGGCCTTTAGATGCCTAAAATCTTGTAAGCATATGCTTACAGTGCATCTCTACAGGCGGCAATCCATGCCTGCCCCTAATCCCCTGGTTCAACGCCTCACATAGGGTCAAATCTACCGATGACAACCCCGCAGATTGTGGCGTCCTTGTCTACCCGGATGATTGGTTCAGGCCAGGCCGGATTGATTGCCTTCAGGTAGCGATTCCCGTCCTCTATTACGAGCTGCTTGAAGGTCGCCTCCTGACTATCGTCGAGCTTTACTACCACCATTGAGCCGTTCTCGGCGTCACGCTCAGGATCTACGAATATCAGATCACCTGGCCGGAATGATTTCCTTGCGTGGGGATTGAACATTGACTCGCCTCGCACGCGCAGAACGAACGTTCGCGGCCCATGACCTACTGGGCATGCAATCCAGTCCTCTGCATCGCCAACCGCATAGGGGTCGGAAACCTCATGCCAGCTTCCCGCTCTAACCCAAGATATCAATGGTAAAAGTCCTTTTACGTCCGGGCCGCTTTCCACATTACTTTCACCTGCGCCCGGCTTTTGTTCGACATCGTATGAGCCCGAGCGCTCGTTTGTGGGTGACTGAAGCCTATCCAGCCAGCCATGCGGAAGGCCTTCTTTCTGCTCGATACGCCTTGCGACATCCTCACCAAGATTCTTGGCCGTCTTGTTTGACAGAACCTGGCTCAGGTGCGCGGCTGCCATCTCCCACTTATCTGCGCACGCACCTTTCCGGCGCCCACCGATCAGCATGACCAGATTGGTCTTTCGTATTTCGTGAATATCCATTCGACGATCTTGCCAGCGTTTAGCCCTCTGCTAAATGTGCTTCGAGCTAAATATGCGTTGATGAAATATTAGCCTTGGGCTAAATTCCTCCGCATAACAGTCGGAGGAATGACCATGAATCACCACTTGCGTGACTGGCTTGCCAAAGCATCGCCAGAACGCCGCGATGATGTTGCCGAAAAAGCCGGCACCAGCTCCGGCTATCTGTGGCAACTAGCGGGCGGCCATCGCAAGCCAACCCCTGAGATAGCCGAGCGCCTGCAGGAAGCATCCGATGGAGAAATCACCATCGCCGGACTTCGCCCGGATCTAGTGCCCCTGGCCAAGAAAATCCTGCAAGGGGAGATATCTGCTCTCCGGGGCGACCATGAATCACATCCTACTGATCCCTCTCCTGCGACGTAATCCGAGCACTAGCGGTGTGCATCCATCCAGTAACAGAAAGCAGAGGCAAGTCATGGTCGCCGAAAACCCGAACCGCCCAGTACCGCCACGCCCGCACCGCGAGGTCGCCCTGCATCGCGCAGAGATGATCGAGGAGGCCGAACGCCTTGAGAAGAAGTCGGCCAAGTTCAGCGACAAGGCTCGCGATCTGCGCCAGCGGCTGCAGCCTTCGATTGTGATCGAGCTGCGGTCTGACGGACTTGTCGTGCTGAGCGGCTGGGCGGACGGTCGCTGGGATAGCGCTTACGCGCCAATGCTGCTCTCCGATGCGCTCGAAAAGATCAGCGCTCTGGCCCTGGAGATTCAACAGCCAACTTCCCCGTCGAGTCCCGATGAACATGCTCATTGAACTCGATGTTGACCATGGTCTGGCCCCGCCACTTGGTGCGGTAGTAAGTCAGGCCGCTGAAGCCAACCCGCGTGTCATCTGGCAGATCCTTGAACCAGTCGCGCAGTGTCTTGAGGTCGATGGTGGGGATTCGATCTTCTGATTTATCGCTCATGTCGGGCCTCCGTGGCCTTCGTTTCGTGTGGAAGCAAAACGATAGCACGGTGCGCCTGACGCCAATTTGAAGGCACAAAAAAGCCCGCATGCAGGCGGGCTAGTTCGTTACAGCTAGGAGACCTGATTATGCACACCCATCGAGCGCTCTGCAAACCCGCTGCGCCACGATTTAAGCACGCTGAAAACGTGGCGCGCGAATCCATCCAGGGCAGGGCAGGGCATAGCCATGGCCGGTGATTGGATCAAGTTCGAGCTCACCACGCTGGACAAACCCGAGGTTTGCCAGATTGCTGACCTCGCGGACATCGACCCCGATGCGGTAGTCGGCAAACTGCTGCGCGTATGGGGTTGGTTCGACCAACAGACCGAAGCCGGTAACGCTCCGAGCGTTACCAAAAAGTTACTGGATCGATCAGTAGGCGTTAGCGGCTTCTGCGATTACATGATTTCGGTCGGTTGGCTGCTGGAGGATGACGGGGTGATCAGCATCCCGAATTTCGACAGGCATAACGGCAAAACCGCCAAGAATCGCTCTCTCACGGCATTGCGTGTGGCCAGCCACAAGAAGGGAAAAGCAAAAGGTAACGATCCGCGCGTTACCGAGCCGTTAGCAAGTGCGTTACCTAGAGAAGAGAAGAGAAGAGTTATACAACAACAACAGGGCGCGGGCGCTGTTGCGAACATCGAGGCACGTCAACGCTTCGAGATGTTCGAGGGCTGGGCGCCGGATGACGTCAGCCTGGCGACCCACCTGCGGATGATGGGCGTTGCTGCTGAGGACGTGACCCCCGCGGCTATCGCCGAGTTCGTCTCTTACTGGCTGACCCGTGAAACGGCGAACAACCAGGCCGGCTGGTGCCGTGAACTGGTCGCCTCGATCAAGCGCACAGGCGTTCGCGCCGCCGCCACCCAATCCGCCCGTCCAGGGCGCACCAGCCTGCATACCGGGCTGGCCGATCAAGACCCAAAAGCAGGACTGGAGGCCAATTCTGATGGAACGTTCAGGCTCTAACACCCTGGGCGCGAGTTTGGCGCGCCTGCAGCATTCCGCCGGTATAACTGGCACTCGTTCGGCGAAGTGCCCAACCCATGGCGATTACATCGCGACCGTACTGCGTGATGACCAGTTGTCCGGCTGCCCGTCGTGCTCGTTCGAGCGCCAGGCACTGCAGGAGGCCGCCGAGCGCAGTGAGCAGCAGCGCCAGGCCGTCGCCGCGCGGCTTGAGCGGCAGCTTGGGCAGGCGCTTATCCCGCTGCGCTTCAAGGGCAAGACCTTCGAGAACTACCGCGCAGTTACGCCGGCCCAGCGGGTGGCGCTGGATACCTGTCGCGCCTATGCCGAGAACTTCCCCGAGGCGAAGGCTGCAGGGCGCTGCCTGATGCTGCTGGGGCACGTTGGCAACGGCAAGACGCACCTGGCGGCCGCCATCGCGGCGCTGGTGGTGGAGCAGCACCGCTGCAACGTGCTGTACACGACCGTTTCGCGGGTGTGCCAGCAGGTGAAGTCGAGCTACGGGAAGGACGCGACTCAATCCGAACGCGAGGCGCTGGAGATCTTCCGCGCGCCGGAGCTGCTGATTCTCGATGAGGTGGGCGCCAGTTACGGGACGGACTTCGAACGGATGGTGATGTTCGAGGTGGTGAACGCCCGGTACGAGGAGATGAAGCCGACCATCGTGATTTCCAACCTGTTCGCCCAGGGCCTGGTCAATGCCCTGGGGGATCGCACGGTTGACCGCCTGCGCGAGGGTGACGGGGTGGTGGTGTTGTTCAACTGGGTGAGCGCACGCCGGGAGCTGCCCGATGAATGAGCTGAAAGACACCAATCCGAAGGACGCAATCGGCTCGCAGAAGCTGCCGCTGCATCTGTGGCCAACCACCGCGACCGCCATGGGCTGTCTGGGCCTGATGGATGGAGCCGGGAAGTACGGCAGGGCTAACTGGCGTTCGGCCGGGGTGCGGGCTTCGGTCTACTTCGATGCCGCGCATCGCCACCTAGCGGCGTGGTTCGAGGGCGAGGAGGCCGACCCCGACAGCGGCCTGCCGCACCTCTCCCATGCGCTGGCCTGCCTGGCGATCATCGTGGACGCCGAGGCTGCCGGCCTTCTTGTCGATGATCGCCAGATGCCTGGTGGTCATCGGGCGCTAATTGACTCGCTAACTCCGCACGTAGCGCGCCTGAAGGAGCTGCACTCGTCGCGCTCTCCGAAGCATTTCACCATCGCTGACGGCGTGAAGTCGTGAGCCGGCTGGGCTGGGAGCCGAAGAAGGACCGCGACGGCCGGGAGATTCCGGGCTGCTGGATCACTGCGGCCGGCTACGTGGTGGTGGCGTATCAGGTTGATCGTGAGCAAGTGTTTTCGGTGACGGCGCCGGGTGGCGGCGCTGCCATGGCGTACCGGCGTACGCGCCAGGGCGCAGTTGAGGCGCTGCGCCTGCACATGGCCGGTACCCGGTCGAGAAGTTCGAAGGGGAGCGTGATGGCGAGCAAGAAGACAAATCTACGCACGGTCGGTGACGTGGTGCTCTGGTGGCTGGAGCGGCTGATGGCGGACAACGAGCGTTCGAGCAAGTACCGGAGCTCCATGCGCTCGGTGATGCAGAGGCATGTTGTCCCGAGAGCCGGCAAGGTGCTGGTGCGCAAGGTCGACCGGGTGACGCTGGATGACCGGTTGATCTGGCCGATGCACAACGAGGGGCTTAAGCCGCGCACGGTGCAGAAGGCGGTGCAGGGGCTGCGTCAGGCGTTCGCGATGGCAGAGAAGGGCGGCCACATCACCACGAACCCTATGGCCGGCATCACCTTCCGCAACTTCTACAGCGGCAAGCTGCGGCCAAAGCCCGCTGCGCTGTCGCGCATCGATCTGCCGGCCCTGGTGCGGCATCTGGTTGAGGTGTTCAACGATGACCCTGCACGCGGGATGCTGCCGCTGTTGATGCTGGCCTACGGCACGCGCATCACCGAAACGCTGCTGACGCGCTGGGCTCGGTTCTCGCTGGATGAGCGGGTGTGGTTCATCAGTGCCGCCGACCAGAAGTCGCGCCGGGAGCACCTGTTGCCGATCACCCCGCAGATCATCGGGCTGGTGACCCGTTATCGCGCCGCACTGCCAGAAGCCCGCCTGCGTGCCGTGTGGATGTTCGCGGTGCGTGGTGGCAACCGGATGGCCGACACGAGCGCCCATGCCTTGATCCGCGAGATCAGTGAGCGGCAGTGGACGAGCCACGACTTGCGCAAGTTGATGCGCTCCAGCCTGTCGGATATCGGCATCGACTACATGGTGGCCGAACACCTGATCAACCATAGCCTTGGCACGACCGCCGAGACCTACCTGAGCAAAGACGAGATGGATCGCCGCCGCGATGCCGTCGAGCGCTGGCACGCCCGCCTCGATGAGTGCGGTTTTGCTGATGCGTACGGCGTGAATGTGGCTGTTCCTGCACTTCTACAAAACCCCGCCAAACCACTGGTAGCGGGCGATTCCGCAGATTCCTGCACTTCTATGGGGAGAGGATGAAAAATGGCCATGAACTACTCCAGCACGCTGAGCGCCGTGGTGTCCGCCCTGGCTGCCGAGTGCATTGATAACACCTCTAAGCAGGCCTGGCAGCGGCGCATTGGTGAGGGCGAAGGGCGCCCCGGTAATGGCCCGACCGGAGTTGATCGTGTCGAGCTGGATTGCTGGGTGCATGGGCGCCTGCACAGCCAACTGATCCCGCGCCACTGGCATGCCCTGGTGGCCAAGTACAGCACCCACAAGGCCCGCAAGGTGGAGGCTATCTCGGCGTTGCGGGCGGTGGTGGCGACTCCGGCGCCTGCCCTGTTCCTGTACAAGGCCGTTACTGCCTGGGCGATCCCGAAGCTGAAGGGTGTACAGGTCGAAGCTGCCAAGACGGTGATCGTCGAGGTTCCAGTGCGTGCATCAGCAGGCAAGCAGGCCAAGATCGTGGCCGCCGCCATCGAGGCGGCTCGGGTCAAGGCGAAGCGTGAGGAGGCGCGGTCGAGCGGCGCCATAGTGCTGCCTGCCGCCTTCTACGACATGAACACCTGGGATCCGGACGCAAGCCCTGAGTCCACGCGCCGTGAGTGGCGCCGCAACATCGGCAAGGTGCTGGACGAGATGGTTGGCGAAGCGCTGCAGGAGGCTGAGCGCATCCTGCTGGCGGAAGGCGTCCTGTTTTCGGATGCTGCCTGATAGGTGTTGACACGCCGCCATCGAGCCATCACTATTAATCCCATCCTGCCGATCTTGCGCGTTAAGGATCGACACACAGAAAGCCCAGCCACCGAGCTGGGCTTTTTCGTTTCCGCAGTGCCGGCCCGGCGAAGGGCAGGGCTTTCGAGATGAACAAGATGCCTGAAAAAGACCCCAGCCTTTGGGCGCTGCTGCTTGCGTGGCTTTCGGTGCATCAGCCGCAGATCTACGCCGCCACCATGGCCGCTACTGTCGCCGTATTCCGCGTCATGTATGGCGGGGGAGGGCGACGCCAGATGATCCTTGAGGGCATCCTGTGTGGCTTGATCGGCATGGTGCTGGTGCCGCTGCTTGAGTGGCTGAGCATGTGGTGGGGTATCCCAATGCCGCCGAACCTGGCCACGTTCTTCGGTTGCATGGTCGGTTTCCTTGGGGTCGAGAAGTTGCGGGATCACGCAGACAGATTTCTCGGTCGCCAAACTGGGAAGTTTTAACTGATGAGCGTGAAGGTCACATTCAAAGGCCTTCGCGAGCGCCTTCAGACCCTGGATCGCCTTGAGCGGGAGCAGCTTCCGTTCGCCGCTGCCCTCGCGCTGACCCGCACGGCCCAAGAGGTGCAGGCGGGCATCCGTGACGAAATGCGCACGGTCTTCGACAGACCCACGCGCGCCACCCTTGGCGGCACCTTCATCGAGTCGGCGACAAAAGAGAAGATGGAGGCAAGCGTCTGGATCAACGACGGCCGGGTCAGCGATTTCCGCGCCAAGCAGAGCGCCATGACTGGCGGCCCGCTGAGCAACTGGGAAGAGGATAGGGCGGCGATCAACTGGCTTGAGCCGCAAGTGCGAGGGGGAGGCCGGAAGTCGAAGGGCTTCGAGAATGCGCTCCGTCGCCAGGGGATTCTTGGATCGGGTCAGTACGTGGTGCCTGGCAGGAACTATCCGCTTGATCGGCATGGGAACCTGAACAACGGACAGATCAGAAAGATCCTGTCAGGGGCTCAGGTCATCGAGGAGCAAGGCTACAACGCGAACAGGACGGACAGCGCCAGGTCGGTTGCGAAGGGTAACAACCGTTTCTTCCTCATCAAGAAGGGTCGCCGCCCCATTGGCATTGCCGAGCGACTGCGGTACGGGAGGGGAAGCGGCAGGACGGACATCCGCATGGTGATGGTGTTCGTGAGGCGCCCAACGTACAGCCCGCGTCTCGACTTCTTCGGGGTGGCCGAGCGCATCGCTGAAGACCAATTGCCCATCCAGTTCGAGCTGGCTCTGGCTCGCGCCCTGGCGACGCGACGCCGCTGATGCACTGATTTGGTGCGCTTCGGGGCTCTGGCGTGCCACAAAAGGTACTCCCGGACGGGGGTGGCCTGGAGGGTAATTCGAGCCCCGCGCGCCAAATATGTATGACCCAAATCCGGAGGTTGGTTGTTGTTTAGTCATGGCCAAGAACGAAACAACCAGGCAGCCGGGATGGTTGAACAAATCCGAGATGGCGAAGTCGCTCGGCATTTCCCCGCAAGCCTTTGATAAATGGGGCGTTGACCCTGTAGCCAAGATTGGTCGAGAGGCCTTCTTTCGGGTGCAGGATGTGGTGCAAAACCGCATCGAGCACGCAACGCGGAAACAACAACCAGAGGGGGCTGATGGCGAAGCTGTCGATCCTCTCGCCGAGCACAAGCTGACACTTGAACGCATCCGGCTGACAGCAGCCCAGGCCGACGCTCAAGAGAAGAAAAACCGGGTCGCCGAGAAAGAGCTGGTGCCGGTCGCATTCGCCACCTTCGCCCTGGCTCGGATCGCCGCGCAGATCGGCTCCAAGCTGGAAACCGTCTGCAAGACAGTGAGCCGCCGCCACCCTGAACTTGACGCCCGGATCCTTGAGAGCTTCGAGCGGGAGATAGCCATGGCCCGCAACATCGCCGCGCAGTTCGGCGACGACCTACCGGGAATCCTCGATGAGTACCTATCAACCCTGGACACTTGACCTAGCAAAAGCGGTCAAGCTCGGGTTGCAGGCGCTTTACAAAGAACCGCCGATGACGGCGGTCGAGTGGGCGGACAAGCATTTCTACATGTCGGCCGAGTCCTCTTACAACGAGGGCAAGTGGCAGACGGCACCGTTTCAAGTGGCCATCCTCAATGCGATGGGTAACGACCTGATCAAGGTCGTCAACTTCGTGAAGTCGGCGCGGATCGGTTACACCAAGCTGCTGATGGCCAACATCGGCTACAAGATCCAGCACAAGCGCCGCAACGTCATGATGTGGTCGCCGACCGATCCTGACGCCGAGGACATCAGCAAACAGCACGTCAACGGCCTGATCCGTGACGTGCCGGTGTTGCTGGCCCTGGCGCCCTGGTTTGGGCGCAAGCACAGCGACAACACGCTGGACAACAAGGTTTTCTCCAACCGCCGCAACCTCTGGATTCGCGGCGGCAAGGCCGCTCGGAACTACCGGGAGAAGTCGGCCGACGAAGTGATCTACGACGAGCTGTCGAAGTTCGACGCCAACGTCGAGGGCGAAGGCTCGCCGACCTTCCTGGGTGACAAGCGCCTCAATGGCGCGGTCTACCCGAAGTCGACCCGAGGATCTACGCCTGGTCGTGAAGGCTACTGCCAGATCACCAAGGCGGCTGAGGAATCGCCGATCAGGTTGCGCTTCCATGTGCCGTGCCCGCACTGCCACAAAGAGCAGGTGTTGAAGTGGGGCGGCAAGGATTGCGAGCACGGCCTGAAGTGGGAGAAGAACGACCGCAACGAGGCGGTAAAGGCCTGGTACAGCTGCGAGCACTGCGCCTGCATCTTCTTCCATCAAGACATGGTTGCCGTTCAGTCGGCTGGCCGGTGGATCTGCGAGGCGACTGGCATCTGGACGCGCGATGCAATGGAGTGGTTTGGCCCTGACAGCGAGCCGACCAGCACCCCGCGTTCCATCTCGTTCTACTGCTGGGCGATTTACAGCACCTGGGTGACCTGGCTGTCGCTGGTGGATGAATGGCTGGTTGTCGGCACTGACCGGGAAAAGCTGATCACCTTCATCAACACCACGCGCGGCGAGGTGTGGATTGAGGATCAGGGCGAGCGCGTCGAGTGGGAAACCCTCTACGGCCGGCGCGAAATCTACCCGTGCACCGACCGTGTGCCCGAGCAAGTACTCGGCATTTTCGTTGGCATCGATACCCAGGACGACCGCTACGAGGTTCGCCATTGGGGGTTCGGTGTTGGTGAGGAAGCCTGGTTGCTGCGAACCACGATTCTCACCGGCGACCCGGCGAGTGCCGAGCTGCGCCGCAAGGTCGGGCTAGAGCTGAACAGGGAGTTCAAGCGGCCCGCCGGCACGCCTATGCGTGTTGAGCGCGCCTGCTGGGATGCTGGCGGTCACTACTCCGACGAAGTGGCCGAGGAAAGCATCAAGCATGGCGTGCGCTGGGTGGTGCCGATCTTCGGTGCCAGCACATACGGCAAGCCTATCGCCAACTTCCCGAAACGCCGCAAGAACAAGATTTACAAGACGGAGGTCGGTACCGACAACGCCAAGGAGCTGATTTACGGCCGCCTCAACATCGAGGTTCCGCAGCCCTGGGTGTCGACGCCCGGGTGCATCCACTTGCCTCTGATCGACTGGTGCGACGAGGACGAGCTGAAGCAGCTCACCGCCGAGCGCAAAAAGCCAGTGATGGTGAAGGGCAAAAGGGAACTCCGGTGGGATTCAGGCGGCCGGCGCAACGAGGCGCTCGATTGCCTGGTGTACGCCCTGGCCGCGTTGCGGATCAGTCAGCAGCGTTTCGGCTTCGACCTCGACGCCCTGGAGGCTGCCCGCCTGGCCGCTGCCAAGCCGGTGGCCGCCGAAGTGATCGAGAAACAGACCCCCAATCAATCCGCGCAGGAGGTGACCAACGCCTTCCTGAGCACAACAGGTGGCAGTCCATGGCTATGAACCTTGAGCAGGCGCGCGCGATCCTGCAGCGCTACGTCGACGCCGAGCAGGAGGTGCTGCTGGGCAAGTCCACTTCGTTCGGTGGTCGCACCCTGACCATGGTCGACCTCGGCGAGATTCGCCGCGGCCGGCAGGAATGGGAGCGCAAGGTGCAGAGCCTTGAGCGTTTGGCCGGCGGGCAGTCCCGCCCGTACAAGCTGGCGACCTTCGAATGAACTGGATTGATCGGCTGTTGGCGCCCCTGGCGCCCGGCTTCGTCGCTCAGCGCATGCGTCACCAAGCGGTGATTCGTGCGTATGAGGCGGCCAAGCCATCTCGCACCCACAAGGCCAAGGGTGAAGCGCGTTCCGCTGACGCAGCGCTGCAGGCTGCCGGCCGCTCGTTGCGCGAGCAGTGCCGGTGGCTGGACGAGAACCACGACATCGTTACTGGCTTGTTCGACCGCTTGGAGGAGCGGGTGGTGGGCGGCGCCGGTATCGGTGTTGAACCACTGGTGCTGACCCTTGCTGGTGATGTGCATCTGGAGTTCAACGCCCAGATCAAAAGCGCATGGGCCGAGTGGTCGTTGCTGCCGGAGACCTCCGGCGAGCTGACCCGCCCGCAGATGGAGCGCTTGGTGGCCCGCACCTGGTTGCGCGATGGCGAAGGCCTCGCGCAAAAGATCATGGGACCGGTGGCCAACTACCGGCACCTGACGCTCGTGCCATTTGCGCTCGAGCTGCTGGAGCCGGATTACCTGCCGTTTGAGTACAACGACACGTCGAAGGGGATCATCCAAGGCATCGAGCGCGACACCTGGCGCCGCATCCGTGCCTATCACCTGCTCAAGGCACACCCCGGCGACCTCGGCCACGGTATCTACCAGAGCACCAAGCGCGTCGAGGCGCACCGGGTTATCCACATCGCCAACCGCAAGCGCATCGGTCAGAACCGTGGCGTGCCGCTGCTGCATGCCGCACTGACCCGCCTGGCCGACCTGAAGGACTACGAGGAGAGCGAGCGCATTGCGGCCCGTATCGCGGCGGCGATGGCCTTCTACATCAAGAAGGGCGAGGCGCACGAGTACGACGAAAAGAACGCCCCGGAAAGCAAGCGCGGCTCGTTCCCCATTGCACCGGGGATGATCTTCGATGACTTGCAGCCAGGTGAAGACCTGGCCATGTTCGAGAGCAATCGGCCGAACCCGATGCTGGAAGGCTACCGCAACGGCATGCTCCGGGCGGTGGCTGCTGCTGGCCGAAGCGCTTATTCGACCATCGCCAGATCCTATGACGGCACCTACTCGGCGCAGCGCCAGGAGCTGGTCGAAGCCCAGCTTGGGTACGACGTCCTGCAGCACGAGTTCATCGACTACTGGTGCCGCCCGGTGTACCGCACCTGGCTGACGCTGGCGGTTGCGTCTGGCGTGCTCAAGCCGCCGGCTGACGTCGATATGCGCACGCTGCTGGCGGCTGTGTACCAAGGCCCGGTCATGCCGTGGATCAACCCGGTGCACGAGGCCAACGCTTGGGAAAGCCTGGTCAAGGCTGGCTTCGCTGATGAGGCCGAAGTATCTCGCGCCCGGGGCCGCAACCCGCAGGAGCTGAAGAAGTCGCGCGCCGCCGAGATCAAGCAGAACCGCGAGCTGGGGCTGGTGTTCAGCTCGGACGCCGCGCACAGCTTGGCCAAGGGTAACGAGATGAACGCCGTCGAGGCGATCCAGAAGGCCTATCTGGGCGTCGGCAAGGTGCTGACCAGTGACGAGGCGCGAGAACTGGTGAACCTGTACGGCGCGAACCTGGCCATCCCTGGCCCTGACTTCAACACCGAACCCGACCCAAAAGGAGGCGCCAATGGGCAGCCAACGCAAGATGAGTAGCGCCATGCTGCTGGCCCCGCTGGCCATGGCTGCTGCGATGACAAATGAGGGCGCACCCGCACCCGCGCAGAGCTGGTACAGCATCAAGGCCTTGAGTCTGGCCCATGTTGAGATCCAGCTTTACGACGAGATCGGTGCTTGTGGGATCACTGCTAAGTCCTTCGCTCAAGACCTCAAGGATGCCGGTGGCATGAAGGCCTCCCGCGTCGATGTGCGGATCCACTCCTATGGCGGCGACGTCATGGATGGCTTCGTGATTTACAACCTGCTGCTGGGCTTGCCTGGCGAAGTGCACGTTTACATCGATGGCGTAGCCGCCTCGATGGCATCCGTGATCGCAATGGCCGGCATCGTCCACATGCCGGAAAACGCCTGGATCATGATCCACAAGCCGTGGGGTGGCCAGGTCGGCGACGAGGATGATTTGCGTGAATACGCAGACTTCCTCGCTCGCAACGAAAAGAACCTTGTCGCGGCTTACACCCGCAAGACTGGTAAGGGTGAGGACGAGATCCGCGCGATGCTCAAACCACCCACTTGGATGAACGGCCGAGAAGCACTGGCGGCCGGTTTCGCTGACCACCTGTTGGAGCCGCTACAGGCGGCAGCACAACTCGTCTCCCAACGTTTCAAGGAGTTCCCCGATATGCCTAAAGCACTGCAAACCCTGATGCAGCCGCGCGCATCTGCCCCGGTTGCCGCTGCTCCGACCCCGGCTGCCCCGACCCCTCAACCGACCCTGGCGGCACCCGCTGCCCCGGCCGCTCCGGCGGCAGTCGCGCCCGATGAGGCCGCTGTGCGTGCCCAGCTGCAGGCCGCCGAGAACACCCGTCGTGACGGCATTCGTGCCGTTTTCCAGCCGTTCGCGGCCTATCATGGCGAGATGCTCAATGCCGCGCTTCTCGACGGCAACATGACCATCGAGCAGGCTCAGGCCAAGTTGCTGGCCTCCCTGGCGACTGGTGCCACCCCGAGTGCCGGCCCGTCCGGCGGCCAGGGTGCGAACTCCCACATCTTCGCCGGCAACGGCAACCTTGTCGGCGATTCCGTTCGCGCTTCCGTCCTGGCCCGTGCCGGCCTCGAGGAGCAGCAGAACGACAACCGCTATAACTTCATGAGCCTGCGCGAGCTGGCCCGCGCCTCCCTGGCGGATCGCGGCATCGGCGTTGCCAGCATGAACCCGATGCAGATGGTCGGCCTTGCTTTCACCCACACCACCAGCGACTTCGGCACCATCCTGATCGATGTGGCCAACCGCTCGATGCTGGCGGGCTGGGAAGAGGCGCTGGAAACCTTCCAGCTCTGGACGAAAAAGGGCTTCCTGTCCGACTTCAAGACGATGCACCGCGTCGGCCTGGGTGAGTTCCCGTCCCTGCGCCAGGTGCGTGAGGGGGCTGAGTACAAGTACGTGACTGTTGGCGGTCGCTCTCAGCCGATTGCCCTGGCCACCTACGGCGAGATTTTCAGCATCACCCGCCAGGTCATCATCAACGATGACATGAACATGCTCACCGACATCCCGCGCAAGATGGGCATGGCGGCCAAGGCCACCATCGGTGATCTGGTTTACGCCATCCTCACCAGCAACCCGGCGCTGTCGGACGGCAAAACGCTGTTCCATGCCGATCACAAGAACCTGCTGACCAGTGGCACCTCGGCGCTGTCCATCGATTCCCTGAGCAAGGCCAAGACCCAGATGGCCACTCAGAAGACCGAGGTAGAAGGCGGCAAGCCGCGCACCCTGAACATTCGCCCGGCCTTCGTGCTGACCCCGGTCGCGCTCGAAGACAAGGCCAAGCAGATCATCCGTTCGGCCTCGGTGCCGGGTGCGGATTCGAACTCCGGCATCGAGAACCCGATTCGCAACTTCGCCGAGGTGATCGGCGAGCCGCGTCTGGACGATGCGTCGGCTACCGCCTTCTACCTGGCCGCCCGCCAGGGTTCGGACACCATCGAGGTGGCCTACCTCGATGGCAACGAACTGCCCTACATGGAGCAGCAGCAGGGCTTCACTGTCGACGGCGTGGCCACCAAAGTGCGCATCGATGCCGGCGTCGCGCCGCTCGACTTCCGCGGCCTGCAGAAGTCCAACGGCGCCTGATAGGCACCCACCCTGAAAGCCCCGCCCAGTGCGGGGCTTTTTGTTTCCGCACCCCAATGCCACAGGAGTAACCCTCATGGCCAAGAACTTCCATCAGGACGGTGACGTCCTCGACCTCATCGCCCCTGCGGGCGGCGTGGTTTCCGGCGGTGCCTATCGCATCGGCACCATCAACTGCGTGGCCCTGGTCACCGCTGCTGAAGGCGAAGTGTTCGCCGCCAAGACCACTGGCGTGTTTCTTCTGCCTGCAGCGGATGGCTTGGCTCAGGGCGCCGGCGTTGCGCTGGATGACGGCGAACTGGTCGCCGTCGCCTCTGGCGCGCTGTACGGCAAGTTGGCCGGCGCCACCGTCGACGGCTTCGCACTCTGCCGCCTGAGCAACTGATGACGCCCTTCGGTGATCGCATCGCGCGCCTGGATGCGCGCGTTATGCGACTGCTCAACAGCGGCACCGCCGAGTATCAGCCACATGGCGGCTTGCCGCCTGTGCGCTGTATCGACGTGATCATCGACGAGAACCTGATGCAGAACGGCCCGGACGGGATGTTTCCAACCGAAGCCGTTGGCGTCACCTGGCGCAAGTGTCAGTTGCAGAACGCCGAGCGCCTTGGAGTGTTCGTCGTCACCTCCGGCCGCTACACCGGCCGGAGGTTCATCGCCGAAGCCCCTGTCATGGATGACGGCCACATGGCGACCTTTGCCTGCATGGAGGCCAAATGAAGCCGAACCCCCTAAGCCTGGGTCGCAAGGCTCTGTCGCAGCACCTTCAGACGGTGACCGTGGCCAACAGCTACAGAACCAACGCCGGCCAGAACGTGAAAACGGGATGGGTGAACGAGGTACTGAAGCTCGAAAGACAGAGCCTGCCGCTGATTTGCATCCAGAAGGGCAAGGACATGCAGCCCAAGGCCGGGCCGGATGGCCTTATCAAGCTCAACGGCTTCTCGGTGGTCGGTGCGATCAACGCTGATCTGACCGAGTACGAAGACGCGCTTGATGATCTGGAGCTTGACCTGTTGACCGCTCTGGTGCCGCGCACCGGCCAGCGCCCGCCCTGGCTACCGAAAGCAATTATCGGCATCACCGTAGGCGCCCCCGAGCAGTACCCGCCAGGCAACGGCGAACCTGCCGCCTGCGTGCTCATCCCCGTGCACCTGCACACCATTATCGAAAGGTAGACCCATGACCAACAAAGCTACTGCCGTCCAGGCAGGGGATGCGGCCGCCCCGGAAAAGGCCAATACGGTGGAGGTGGTGCTCACCAAGAGTCACAACCACCTCGGCAAGCCCTGCAAGGTTGGCGAGAAAATCCACGTCACCCAGCGCCAAAAACAGTTCCTGCAAGACAACGGGAAAATCGACGCCGTAGTCGGCACCGCTGAACGAGTGAAGGAGGTCTGATCATGGCTGTTGAAAAAGAAACGGTGGTGATCGGTGGCCACCTCAAAGCTCGTCTGGCTGGCACCAATGTGCCGTTTCAAAAGGTTGGCTTGGTGTCGACTATCCAGCACGCGACCGAGACCAACAACCTGACGCTGAATGACACCACCATCCCGCAGGGCGGCGAGTATGACTCGCTCGACCGCGTGACCGGCGTCACGCTGACCATCAACTTCCGCGAGATCTTCTCGTGGGTTCTGGCCTCCCTGGTGTGGGGCGATGTCACTGAGGTGCCGGCGACAACCCATACTGGTGAGATTCACCAGGCCGCCGTCGATGGCACCATCGCGCTCAATGAAATGCCGCTGGCCATTACCGGCGTGACCAACGTCGTGTCGGGTGCGCCTGGCACCACTGAGTTCGACGAGTTCGACGACTGGGTGATGACCGGCTCCGGCCTGGAAGTGGTTCCTGGCGGCGCGCTGGAAACTGCGATCAAGGCTGCCGCCCCTGGTACGCCGTATCTGGTAGCGGTGGACTATGGTAGTGCGGCCGTGGACTTGATCGAGGCGCTGACCAACAGCGGCAAGACCTTCGAATTCCTGTTCGAGGGCGAGAACGCCGCCGGCACGCAGAAGCGCGTCGAGGCCCGCTTCTTCATGTGCCGCCTGAACCTGGCAACCACCATGGACTGGATCAACACTGAGGACTTCGGCGCCTTCGAGGCGACCGCCAAGGTGCTGCGCGACCCGACCAAGATCGGCGCCGGTAAGTCGAAGTATTTCCGCATCAAGAAGGAAAAGGCCGCTGCCTAAGTGGTCATTGCCAGGGATGGCTCTTGTTTCTCTAATGCCTGCTATCGGCTACATTCCCTGCATGGTTGTAGGGAGGGAAACCTAATGCAGTGTCCGAGTTGTGATCATGAAGCACCTGTTGCGGAATTTGGCGACCCACTTCGTTGCCCTGAGTGCGGGGCGTTTTATGAGAAAGCGGTAATGCTCAAGGCGCAGGAAGCTGCTGCGAACCGCCTTGCTGAAGCTCGCCCTAGTAACGCTTCAGACACCGCGACACCTTCGGATATTGGTGCCCTTGCATCAGGCAAAGAAACCACCAGAACTTGGCTTGTGATCATGGGGGTTGCTGTACTTGCGGTTTGCGCGCTGACCTTGAAGGCCTATCTTCCGGAAAAGCCCCGCAAATCTACTGCGGCGAGAGAGTGCGGAAGCTCTGGAATGGCTTACACGATGGCTGGAAACTTTGTGAAAAAGAGGCTGGTTGCCCCCTCGACTGCGAAGTTTCCTTACTCACACGCCGAAGGAGTCATGGTTGTTCCTTTGGAGGGCTGTAAATACCAGATCCTCGGTTACTTCGATTCGCAAAATGCTTTCGGAGCAATGATCAGATCGCGCTTCACTGTAACCATGGAGAGCCTTGAAGATGGTAGTTCGTGGCGCGCCCACGAACTGGTCATCGAATAAAATCAACCGAATGCAAAGACCCGCTCCGGCGGGTTTTTTTATGCCCGGAGAAAATATGAGCAACTCAGCTGGTAAGGCAGTGGTGACTGTCGGCAAAGAGGGTTCTACCTCAGACATCGTTGTGTCCGAGCTCACTGTCGCGCAAATGCGCCAGGCGATCATGAATAACACCTGGCCAGGCGCTGATGCCACTCCAGAGCAGCTGGTTGACTACCAGCTTGATAACTACCTGCTTGAAGAGTGCCGCCTGTGCGATCTGTCGGTTATTGCCAATTTGGACAAAGCCAAACTGGACGCGCTTACGGGTAGCGAGATTCGGAGAATCCTGGCGAAGGCCAAGGAACTGAATCCGGATTTTTTCGCCGGTCTGGGTCGCATGGAGGCGGCCCGAAAGAGTTCCTGAAGGAACTGGAAACCTGCATCGCCACCCTCAGCCGGCTCGGCCACCCCAATGTCCTCGATTATCCGTGGCGCTTGTTCAAGCGCTGCCTGAAGGAGTAACCCATGGCTGAAGTCGAGCTAAAGCTGACGATGGATGCTGCCGAAGCATCGAGCGCCGCCAGCGGTTTTCGGAAGGAATATCAGGATCTTGTCAAGGCAATCCAAAAGCCTATTCGCCAGATCGATGCGCTACAGAAAACCACTGAAAGCGCGAAGGCCGCCAGCTCGGCATTCTTTGCTGCTCGTGCTCGTGTCGCTACCCTTCAGACTTCACTGGAGAAAGTACGTGCTCCGGCTGACGCCCTGGCCAAGGCTTTCAATACTGCCAGGGCGACGTCTGATGCTGCGGCTGCCGCCGTAGATCGCCAGAAGAAGAAGCTGGATGAGCAGGCTGTCGCCGTCCGCAATGCTCGAGCGGCTTATGACGAGCTTCGTGCGTCTCAGGCGTCCGGCGGCGCATCCCGTGCTGACGTCGCTGGCGGCCGGAGTGCGCTATCTGCGGCGACGGCTGAGCTCGAGCGGCAGCGCGCCGCCCTGCGTGATCAGCAACGCGCGTTGAACGAAAGCCGCACCAGTGTCCGAGCACTTGGCGACGAGTATCAAAGGGCTTCGCAGCCCGTCCGCCTGGTCGAGCAAGATCTTAGGAAAGCTGAGCGCACACTGACTGCCTCGACGCGCGCCTTTGACATCCAGAAGACGCGTGTGCGCGAGCAGCGCGCCGAACTGAAAGCCGCCGGGGTTGATGTCCGCAACCTTGCTGCTGAACAGAAGCGTCTGCAGACGTCACTCGTGGGGGCTGTAGGGCAGGGCCAGGCTGACGCGGCGATCACTCGCGCGCTCGACACATTCGGAATCAACCGCCTGCGCGCGCTACGCGAGCAGCTGGTTACGCTGCGTTCAGACTACGCGCGCCTCTCTCAGTCCGGGCAGATGGCGGCTACTGAACGCATTGCTGCCGAGGCTCGTTATCAGGCTGCACTAAGCCGCACGCAGCAGCAGATCAAGGAATTGACTAGCGCCGATGGGGCTGGCGATGGCGGTGGATTCGCTGCCATTACCGCGCGTATCGCAGCCCTAACCGCTGCCGCCTATACCGTGCAGCGCATCGCCGGTTTCTACTTCAACGCTGCCGACGCAGTTGGCGAGCTTGAAGACCGCATGCGCAATGCGCTGCCCGTGCAGGAGGAGTACGAGCGAGCTCAGGCGCGGCTTGAGGATATTTCGCGGCGGGTGCGCATTCCAATTGAGCAGGTCAGCGAGCTATTCATTCGCTCCCTTGGCCCGCTGCGCGAACTGGGTTTTTCCGCCGCGCAGACGGCTGATCTGGTAGGTGCTTTGTCGGCTGGCCTGGTGGCCAACAGCGTGAAAGGCGAACAGGCGGCCGCTGTTATCAACCAATTCACTAAGGGTCTGCAAAGTGGCGTCATTCGAGGTGATGCATTCAATGCGGTACTGGATAACTCGCCGGCACTGATTGATGCGCTGCTGAAAGGTTTGGGTGTTACTCGCGCTGAACTGATCCGCATGGCGAATGCCGGAGAGTTGACTGCTGATAAGGTAGTCGCCGCCTTCTCCTCGCAGAAAGATGCTTTGCTAGCGCTCGCTGATGCGATGCGGATCACTACGAAAGATAGCGTCAACACCTTTACCCAGTCAGTAGATAAGCTCATCGGCGCCATCGACAAAGTCACGGGGGCATCTGCCGCTGCAGTCAAGCAGTTGGACAAGGTGTCTGAGGCCATCAACGATCTGGCAGACGGAAAAAAACAGCGCGCCCTTGAATTGCTCGGTAATGCGCTGATCACTGGCGGTAAAGGCTTGGGCACGCTTCTGCCTGGCGCAGGTGCCCTCGCTAGAACGGCAGATGCTTATCGGCAGTTTAGTAATGACTCGGCCGATGCCCTGGAGGATCTGACCGATGCCGAAGGCCTTGCCCGCACCGACTCCGAACGCATCAAGGAGCAGCGCCTGGCTGACGAGCGCGCGTATGCCGGTGAGTTCGGCAAGGAACAGGAGAAGCTGACCAACGCTTTCAAGACTGCCGTCAACGATCAGGTTGCCGCTCAGAATCGGGCAAACGCCAAACTGAAGAAAGCCCAGGACGCTCAGCTTGAGACCTCCAAGCGCTACACGAGCGCCCTTGAGCGATTGAGGGTCGGTGCCACCGGCCCTGCAAGTTTCGGCAATGCTATGAGCTTGCGCGTTGCTGCGCGGCAGGCTCTGGAAGCCAATGACGCAGAGCGCGCCAAGAAGTTGGCCCAGCAGTCGCTGGATATGCTGATGAAGTTGGCTGAGGCCGGCGAGAATACCTACGGTTTTGCGGGCTTCATCAAGGGGCTGCAGGGCATCGAGGAGGCAGCTGACAAGGCTATTCTGGCCAGCGCAGAGGCATCGAGGAAGGCGGAGATCGACAAGGTTCGCGAACTCAAAAAAGAGTTCGAAGACCTGAAGAACTTCAAGCTGACGCCGACCATCGATGATGCGGCTCTGGCGAAAGAAACGGAGAAGATGAAGCGCTGGGCAGCAATGATCGGCGAGTCGTTTGTCATCCGCCCGCGCACCTATTCCGCGGAATCGGGGGCGCCTACGGAATGGCATGCGCCGATGGCTCTGCCAGGCAAAGCCGCCGCGCCGGCTGCTCAGTCGGAACCGAAACCGGTGGCGGCGCCGGTCAAACCAACCACCATCGTGCAGGACTCCAGTACGCCGGAGACGCTTCCGCCTGTGAAGGCGCCGGTCACGCCGACCACGATTCGTCAGGATGGCCCCAACAGTTGGACGAACCTCCCTGCGGCCGAGGTGGCAATCACCCCGAAAGGGGTCAGGCAGGACGCGGTGAACAGCTGGACGAACCTGCCGCCAGTGGAGGTCGGCATTCTGCCGAAGGGTATCCGCAAGGATGGGGAGAACAGCTTCACCAACCTCCCCGTAGAAGCCGATCTGGTGGTTAAGCAGGTGACGGCACCGGAAGGGGAATTGCCTGTTGTGCCTGCGTTGCTCAAGCCTGTCGGCCCTGCGCCGGAAGTCGAGCCGGTGCCGGTTGCGAGTCAGGTGGACGAGGTCTCTAAGGCCGGCGTGCTGCAGGAGTTCGGCGCTTTCATCGACCAGCTCAAAAAGATGTCGGTGGTGCCTCTGCGGGTGTCGATGCTGCCGCCTGATAGCCCGTCTACCGATATCAAGGGCTATGCAACCGGTACGAACAATGCCCCGCCAGGCATGGCCTGGGTTGGCGAGCGCGGCCCCGAGCTCGTGAGCTTTCGAGGTGGCGAGCAGGTGATTCCTGCGCATCTCTCTCGCAATTTGATGGCTGACCTGCGAAGCGCCCAGGCGCCGCGCAACCTGCCCTCAATCCCGGCGCTTGCTCCAGCCCTGCAACAACGGCTCGACGGCGGTGGCAGTGACGAGGATTTCGGCACTGTGATCCTGCAATCTGGCAGCCATAGTGCGGAGATTCGCGCACCGCGCAGCACGGCAGAGGCGCTGCACCGTGCTGTGAAGAAATTTGCGTCCACTGCGCGACCTCGCTGACAGCCACATAACCAGCCCGCTTCGGCGGGCTTTCTTATGCCTGGAGTTTATGAATGACTGAGCCCTGCCCGATGCTCGGCGGTATACCCCTGCGCCTGGCGCATGGGGTTCCGCAGCAGAGCTTCGCCCCCATCGGTGACGGCCCGATCAGGCGCCGCAGCCGTGGGCGTGCCGTGAAGTTTCAGCACTGGCAGCCGTTGTGGCAGATCACTGTGTCGGGTGAGGGCTGGATGGGCCCAGGCCTGGCGGCGCTCGACTACACCCAGCCGCTGGAGCTGCGGTGCACCCAGCAGATGGAGCTGCATACCGCCAGCCTGAACACCATCATCCCTGGCAATGTGCGCCCCGACGTCGAGCCCTGGGCCCTGGCCAACCTCAACGGTGAATGGGAGTTGACGCCCATCGTTTGGGACGCCGAGACCAAGACGGTGACGATCACGCCGATGCCTGGCGCGCTCGAATATCAAGTCTGCTGGATGCCTGTCTTTACCGTGCTGATGGCGCGCCCCACTCGCGGCCTTGATGCCGGCACCAACGTGCACAGCTGGTCGTTCACGGCCGAAGAGGTGGGGCAATGATCAACGGATTAGTGATCAATGGCGCCCCGCTGAATGCTGGAAGTATGGGGGGCGGTGTCGAGCCTGTAGTGGTTGCCCCCCTGGTAAGCGTGTTCTGGCGAGCGCGTGTGATGCTTGATGGCTCTGACGTGAGTGACCTGCTCGTCGGCACCGTTAGTGTTGAGCATGAGCGCGGCGCGGCCTCCCTGGCCGAATGCTCACTGCTGCTCGACCCGGGCGCCGTCGACCCGGACTGGTACACCGGCAAGTCGTTGACGGTGCACTACCTTGAATGGCGCGCCACAGTCTGGGCCGAGTACCTGCTGTTTGACGGCTGGGTGATCCGTCCGCCATACGAACCGGTAGAAGGGGTCATTTCGCTTGAAGCGAGTGACCGACTTCAGGACGCTATCGAGGCGCTGAGCATCGCTGAAGTCGACGCCCTGGTGGGCGGGCGCTGGAGTGCTGATCTTTTCGAGGATCCAGTGGGCCGCTCTCGCTGGGACTACGCTCAGGAACGCCTGAGCACTCGGCCGGCGAGCCTCAACCGCTTGCCGGGCGGCCAGCTTGTCGTGACGCCTTGGGCGGCGACTGCGCCGGCATTCATCTATGGCGAAGGTGTGACGCTGGATCGCAGCCTGGTCTGGAGCCCGCTTGACCTCGACCAGCGCGTCAACGTCGTGCTGCTCGATGCGCTGTGGCGCTATCCGAAGCTCCGGGAACGCCGCGACAACTTCGCTTGGGCGCACCCCAATCTCGATGGCCTGACGGGCATCGGAGGTTTCTGCGTGTGGCACGTGCAGGCCGGTGACCTGCCGGACATTGCGATGGTTGAAGAGGCGATGTTTGGTGAGGCGGGCTACGGCGCCATGTTCAATAAATTTTGGTACCGCCTGCCGCTGACGGTAGAGGGTGGCCAGAACGCTGGCCAGTGGTGCGACCCGGAATTCGTTTGGCAAAACACCTACGCTGACCTCCTGTTGGGCGGCCAGTGGACGGGTGCCAGGCGCTGGGTTCAGTCCGCTACTGAGACTTACGCGTTGCGCATCGAGGCGCCGGCAAACATCGCCGAGCACGGAGAGGTCATCTCACGCGATCGTATGGCCGTCGACAGCTCAGAGCAGGAGCGCGCAGCCACCTTCACCGAGAATAGCTGGAAGGGGTTGGCGGCTGGCGGCGCCTACGAGTCGCCTGGTGATTGGGTCGTGAACCTGCGCGAGCAGGGTCGCTGGCAGCAGGCAATTCTGTGTGCCGTGTCCACCGGACGGGTGCAGATTCTGTCCGCGAATCGCGGGCACCGGCTGAGCTTCAGTGTGCCCACCAGTGATGCCATTGGCGTGACGCTGCAGCACACCGTCCGGGTTGAGGATCAACGATGCAAGTGCCAGGCACCCGTCTGGGTGCTCACTCATGAGCTGAGCATCGACGATCAGACCGCGATCACGACGATCACGCTCGGCGTCAGCAGGGGCGGCGGCACAATAGACGATCCGGTCACTGTGCCGGCACCACCGGCTGTGCCGGATGGGCCGGGGCGCTCCGGGCCGCGCGAGCTCGTGACGCAGATGGGCGGGCGGCCAGACTCGCCACCGTTTGATGAAACGCTGCCCGGATTCAGCGGTAACTATGACTCGCCATTCCCGGGCTCCGAGGAATACCCGAGGGATTTCCGCGTTGAGTCCCCAGAGATCAACGAGTTCTACATCGACGAACTGGAGCTGAGCACTGCTGCGACCTTCCGCGTCTCTGTTCCCCATGACCAGTTGGAGTTCCTATGACGCTCGCTGACGAACGCCGCGCTATCGCCCAGGGCATGGCCGCAAGTCGCGCCGCTACTGGCGCCGATGAACGCCGCGCCATCGGTCAGCGCTTGATCGATGAGCGCCGGGGCATCAAGGAGAACATCAACGCGCTGGAGAAAAGCCCCCGCAAGAACGCCCAACTGCCGCAGCTGGAGAGGCGTGGCACCCGGCAGCCGGCCATGGGGGTCGGCAGTTGGAACCCGGCGCGGGTGCCCGCGCCGAGCGGCGGCATTGCTAGCCCGCTCGTGGAGCAGCCGGGAACGCGCGAGGTGTCTGACGAGGTCTCGTTGGTTTCCGTTGACGGCCTGATCGTGATGCGTGTTCCGCGATCAGTGACTTACCACATGCTCGACGCCAATGGCGCCGAAGCAGTCATTCAGACGAATCTATGATGTTCAGTGGCGCATTGGATCTGATCCAGAAATTCGGCTGGCCCTGGCATGGCCAGATCGTCGACGACGTGCTGACGCTGCCAAGCGGTCGTGAGATCGAGTGCAGAGTGGGTGGCTGGGACACGCAGCTGTGGGATATCGGCATGCCAGACCCTGGCATTGTTCCTGATGATCCGGACGAAGCCTGGTGGACGCGTTCAATTCTGCGGGGGAATGTCGGTGCTGGATCTGTCATCTACAGCGGCATTACCGAGCAGCCTGGCGGGTTGACACTGATCTACAGTGCGCCGTTGCGTATCGGTGGTGTGCTGTATCGGAACTACGGGTTTGGCGTCTCGCTGACAGCAGGGCGTGATATCGAGATTACGGTCAGCATCGGATTCGGTGCGCTCTTTGGGACCATCACCCGTGCCAGCATGGGGGTGCCGGGCAGTAATGTCGGGCAGGGCGTGGCCGTGATCGATGAGGATCTGTCGCGCGCGCGCTGGCTGATTCGATACGAAGGGTTCAGCAACCTGGCGTGGGCCATCGTGCTGGTGGAGGTGCGCAGCACGGGGGGCGTGATTTCGCTGCATAGCGAGGTTCTCGCCAGCTACAGCGACTGTGCGTTGTGGGCTGCTGAGGTAGACGAACCCTTCAATATCCCGACTAGCCAGCGCGTTGGCTGGATCGACGGGGTGATGACCACAGAGGCAGCCTGGCCAGTCGGAAGGCCGAAGCCGCTGTTCTTTCTGTGCATCGGCACGTACACCGCGACCGCACGTGGCTCAGCGGTGTCCGGCGCCTGGTTCGATAACGCTGGCGAGGTGCAGTTGGTACGGCGCTGGGTTGAGGCTGAGACGGTCTATAGCTGCATCAGCCCAATCGAGGCTGCGCGCACGATCGTTACCCGCGAAACCCTGACGCACTGGATGGAAGCCGGCGGCGTGGCGACTGCGGCTATTGAGTTCGAGCGCGTGCGAACGGACTCGACAACAACCACACCGTCATTCGGGCGTGATCAGCATGACCAGCTCACTGTTATGGGCGCCACTGTCTACGACATGACGACGTTCTTCAGCGGTTCGCAGCCCGGAGCGCAGATCTATTACTACGACTATCACGCCGTAGCGGGCGCCCAGGGTGCCCCCGTAGACACCGCAACAGGGATGGATGGCATTGGCGCCACGTGGACTGTGTTTGCTGCTGCGCAGTACGCCTTTGCAGCGCCGTCAAGTCTCTCGAACAAACTGGTTCAACCATCGCTGGTGGCTACCTTGCCGGCCGGCGACTCGACGTGGCTTGGCGATGTGCTGCACCCCGGCGGCTCAGTGTCAGGACTGGTTACGCACACCGCTGCAGACGGCCCTATGGCTGCCTACTTTCGACGCGGTACTTACAACCCGGTGACGGGCCAGGTGGTTCGCAACCCCACAGATGGCCATCGCTATTCGTGGGTTTAGGAGACATTCATGCAGAAATTCGTCGATAACTGGTCGGTGCCGCTGGAGCTTGCGCCTGGTGTGACCTCGTGGGAGGTGGACCTGCCGGACGGTGATTACACGATCACCTTCAGCGATTCGCTGTCCCTTACCGCCACCCGCTGGGAGATCGTCAGCGCTGCAGTGTTGGCTGGCGTTGCGACACTCGCGCGGGGCCAGCAAGGCACGACTGATCAGGATTGGCCGGCGGGTAGCGTTGCCTATCAGGCGGTCACGGCGGGGCTGCTTGAAGAGCTGCTGCAGGGTTTGGCCGCCCAGCAGTTGCAGATCGCTGATCTGTTGGCCCGCGTAGCAGCGCTGGAGGGTGGCGCCGTGCCGCCTGATGCGCTCACCGATTCAACCGGCCAGGTGCTGACGGACAGCGCCGCCGAAACCCTCACAGGAGTAGCAACATGAGCATTCAACACGAATACCGCGGCAGTGGAGCTCCGCTCGCGCTCGTTGCGCCAGTCAATTCGCACTACCTCGACGAGGACTTGGGCATCCCTTGGTTGTGCACCTGGAGTGACGGTACTGCATCGGCCTGGATGCGCCTGCGGGGTGATATCGATGTAGGTGTCTTTACTGCTGGCGGAACCGTTGCCGAGGTTCTGGTCAGCGATGAGTACATCCTGCCATCGGGCGCTGTGCAGGTTTTCGACATCGCCGGCTCGATCTATTCGAATGTCCCGCTGACCGGTACGCCGCGCCAGTACACCGCCGATTCCCTGTGTCACCTGCATGTGCAGCCCATTGATGGCGGCGGTGCACTGCTGCGTGTCACGCCGCTTACCGAATACCCAGCCCCCGCCTAAGCCCATTTCCTATTTCGATGGAGTAGCCAGCCATGCAGCCGGCCAGCGTATCCCTGCCCGTCATTCCGGGCACTACATACCGCGACACTGTACGGCTGATGCAGCCGGAGTTCTTTTACCTGCCCATCACCACTATCGCGGCATCCGAGAGTGGCGTGCGGCTCAGCCTTGAGCATGGTCTGGCAAGCGACTGGCCGGTGTGGGTGCGCGGCGTAACGGGCATGCCCGACCTCAACCGCGACCCGCGCGCGTCGAACCCCTGGCGTGCCAAGCGGCTGGACGCCAGCGCGCTGGAGATCAATGCGCTATCCGGCGCCGGCCTGCAGCCGCGTGGCGGCGAGCTGGTTTACAGGCTGCCGGTGGACCTTGTCGGCGCCACCGTGGTGATGCGCTTTACCCGTGACGGGCATGAGCTGCTGACGCTCACGCTCGGCAACGGACTTGTCAACCCATCCCCGGGCACCATCACCCGCGCGCTGACGCCAGTACAGACCGAGCTGCTGACCGGCGCGTGGCAGTACACGCTGGACGTGACGTTCAGCGACGGCACCGTGACGCGGTACTTCCAGGGCGGGCAGCAACAGGAATGCCGGCATGGATGCTGACGCCTACCTGGCCGTGCTGGAGATTCCCGATCTGGAAACGGGGGAGGTAGAGCGTGAGTACCTGGTGAGCCTGCAGCAGCCGGAGGTGCACGCCACCACCGTAGGCGAGCAGGGGCCAGCCGGCCGTCAGGGGGAGCCTGGGCCTGCTGGTGGTGCTGCCGTTCAGCGCCTATCCGGCGAAACGCTCAGTGCGTTACGCGTCGTGTACGAGTTCAACGGCAAGGTGTTTTACCTCGACTACCGCGACGCCGAGCACATCGACCTGCTGCTGGGCGTGACGCTCACGGCGGCTGATGAGAATCAACCCGTCAACGTGCAACGCCTGGGCGCTATCGATGATGACGCCTGGAGCTGGCAGACCGGGCGCGTATGGCTTGGCGCTGCCGGAACGCTCACTCAAACCCCGCCGACTGATGGCTTCGACGTGCTCATAGGCGCGGCGGTGGCCAGTGGACGGCTGTTGCTCAACCTGCAAGATCCTTTCGAACTGGAGTAACTACCATGCCTCAAGGTTTTCTCGCCCGCGTTGCGGGCCGTACTCGTCAGATTTTTGCCACCGTCGTGTCTGCTGGCGTTGCCAACGCAGGCAACATCGTCGCCCTCGATGCAACTGGCCGACTTGATGAGAGTTTGCTGCCGTTGGGTATTGGCGCGGACACCACGCAGGCTGTGGCCAGCGAAGCGCTAGGCGCCGGTAAATTCGTCAACTACCACGACGATGGCGGGGTGTTCTCCGTTCGGCTGGCAGATAACAGCAACGGTCGCCATGCAGATGGTTTCGTGCTGGAGGCATTCGCTGAGGCCGCGACCGCAACCGTTTACCCGCTGGACGGCACCAACGCCGAGTTGACCGGCCTGACCATCGGCGCCCGTTACTGGCTGGGCACGGCGGGCGGCGTAACCGCCACGCCGCTTGATGAAACCGATGCTGCCAACGCGAACAAAATCAGCCAGTACCTGGGCGTTGCGAAATCCGCCGATGAACTGGTGACTGATGACGACGGCTATGTGGTGTTGTGATGACAGCGCGCAAACCGCTTGTCCTCATCGATGGCGTCATCAGCCAGCTCCCGGAGGGCGATACGCTCGACGTGCCCGGCAGCGATAATGATCGCTTGCTGTCTATCTATAACGGTCAATTCGGTGGGGCCGCAATCGAGAAGGGCGCCCAAGGCGCGGCATTTCACGCTGATGCTCAAGCGCTTTTCCCTGCGTTGACGACAGCGGTCGCAGCTGCGCCGCGTGACCCCACATTCGTGCCAACGGCGTGGCCATCCGGCGAGATGCCTGCAGGCTCTCCAGTTGCCGCGAGCGGTACCGCTGCTGGCGTGCAGCTCGTTGCCGGCGTAGGCAATAGCATTCAAATGACCACGGGCTCAACTGCCGCCGGCTACTCGGTCTGCCGATTCATGCAGAGCCGCGACCTGGTTGTTCCATTTAAGCAACTGACCGCTGTCCGGGTGACGGCTGATCTCTCGATACAGACGCTAAGTGTTGCTGCGCAGCGGTTCTCGGCGATGGTTGCTGCATACCTGCCGGGCGGCTTGTCTCTAGAGGTTAGTCATACCGACACCCGAAACGGCGGAGCATTCACGCTTAGTTGGGAGCTAATGAAATCGGCCGAAGATTCGGATTTCGGTGAGCTAAGTACGGGCGTCGTGCCAACTGTCGGGGTGACTTACACCATCGACATCGAGGCCACGTTTAATGCCTCGGCTGGCAGCATTGTCGTTCGTATCCGGAACAATACGACGAACGCTGAAACGACAGTCACCGCGCCGACTCCGGCTATCGTTTACGAGGTGGATGTACCGGCCTATTGGGAGGCCAACATCTTCAAATCGGTCGGTACCTCTGCCAGGACTCTCCGTCTCAACCGCGCCAGGGGCTATGTGCGGCACGCCTGACCGCCTGCGGCTGCTATGCTGGATTTGCCAATGACGGCCATTCGGACAAGGACATGCCATGACTTCCAGCGCTGCCGCCACTCTCAGCCCGCTTGCTCGTTCAGCGCGGCGAGTGCTCATGCTCACCTGCCTCGGCCTGATCTGCTCTTATATCGGCTTCTCGCACGGCTGGGATGCTGCCCGGCAGACGGAACCAGTGCGCGTCAGCTTTGAGTGTGAGCAGCCGACTGTGATCTAACCGCCGCTTAGCGGCATCCGATAGCCCGCCTTCGAGCGGGCTTTTTTGTGCCTGGAGAAAACTCATGTCTACGCCCCGTGGTGTCCGCAACAACAACCCCGGCAACATCGACTTCAACCCGCGCAACAACTGGCAAGGGCAGGTCGGCCTGGAGATGGGTGTGCCTCGCCCGCGCTTCGCCCGCTTCGACTCGCCAGAGAACGGCATTCGCGCCCTCGCCAAGCTGCTGCTGAACTATCGCGGTAAGGATGGCATGCCAGGCGTGGGCGGGCCTGGCATCGACACCGTACGCGAGACCATCAGCCGCTGGGCACCCGGCAACGAGAACGACACCGAAGCGTATATCTCTGCGGTCGCCAAGGCGCTCGGCGTGAAGCCTGATGCCGTGATCGATGCGCGGCAGAGCCCGGTGTTGCGAGCGTTGGTTGTCGAGATCATCAAGCACGAGAACGGTGCGCAGCCGTACAAGGCTGAGGTGATCGACGAAGGTGTGCGGAGGGCGCTGGCATGAGTGCCTGGCTCAAGCTTGTGCCTGCCTGGGGTTGGGCTGTCGTTGGCGCCCTGGTGCTGGCCTTGGTGGTTTGGATCGGGCAACAGATCCGCGTTAGCTCCCTGCAGGCCAAGCTGGAGACAGAACGCACGGCCCGACTCGATGATGCCGGCAAGCTCGGCGCCTGCCGTACCACTCGTACCAACTTGCTCGGCCAGGTGATCGAGCAGAACGGAGCGCTGGCCGACCTGCGCGCGGCGGCGCTGGATCGGGCCGCTCGTGCGCGCGATCTGCAGCAGCAGGCCGAGGGCGATGCTCGGCAGGCCGACGCGCAGGCGCAGCAGGTGCTGCAGGAACGCACGCCGGCCGGCGTCGATGCTTGCACCGCTGCAAGTCAGGCATTCGACGATGAACTGAAACGGGAGCGCGGGCTATGAAGGGGCTGCTGATTGTCCTGGCTTTGCTACTGGCCGGTTGCGCAGGCCAGGTGACTGAGCCGCCTGAGCCTGTCGTGGTGCGCATCGAAGTTCCGGTTGAGGTGCCTTGCCGCACAGATCGCGTACAGCGGCCAGTGTTCGCCGTCGACGTGCTGCCCATAGGCGCTTCATTTGATGAGCAGATGCGCGCACTGCGCGCCGACCGACTGCAGCGCAAAGGGTATGAGAGGAGGCTTGAAGCGGCGGTTGAGGCATGCCAGTGAAGGGCGCTGCACATCCAGTTACGAACTTCCGAGTATGATTCCCCATATGGGAATCGATAGGCGAACCAGTAGCGCTCTATCAGTCCATCAATCAGTACATCGGTGTAGATGTACGATTTCAAGATTGCCTAGATACAAGGCCTCTATGCGATAAATTGGGTTCCTATCTCCGGCACCATTTCCAGCAAAGGGTCAGCTTCGGCTGACCCTTTGTCGTTTCAGCGCTGAAAATTCCCTCGCGCTGTTGTCAAAGCCGGTGTGATGATGGTTTTCGGGTTTCAGGCGTGCGACGTCTGGCCCTGGCTCAGATGGGAGTTGCTCATGTTCATTCGTTCGCTTGTGTTGATCCTGGCTGCGACGTTGGCCAGTGCTGCGTTCGCCGACCAGCCGCAGACCATTCGCGTCATTCCCAAGGTCTACGTCAGCCCAGGGGCCAGCGGCAGCGTTTCGGGTTCGTCGAGCTATGAGCAGCACAACCTCTATGGCGGGCAACGTCTGCCGCAGGGCAGTGTGCGCCAGGAAAGCAGCTATGGCAGCTATTCCAGCGAAACCCGTGGTGGTATCCGGCAGAGCACCGAGTATCCGGGCGGGCTGATCATCGAACGCCAGCCTGGCAGTGACAGTTATCAACAACAACGCAGCCGCTGA